TGCTACAATCTTATGGAAATCTGCATCACCTTCGTTGTATGCATCCACAACATCTTCTACAGAATAGAATCCTTGTAGTGCTGCGTAGTGTACTACGAGTCTAGGTTCTTGTTGTGAGTAATCAAAACATCCCCACTTACAATTCTCTTCAGGTATAAATAAACTTCTGATCCGTGGTCCAAGATCCTTGTTCCTTGCAGGTATCTGCTGTAGGTTTGGATTGTTCATACTGAACCTACCTGTAACAGTTCCGCCACTATCGCCACGTAACTGGTTTATCTCTGCATGTATTCTACCTTTGCCAGAGTATTTTAATATTGTATCTATAAATGTTGTATGTGCTTTGTTGATCTCTCTTGCTTTTGCAATGGCTTGTACAATCTTATGTGGGTGATTAGCTAAAAAGTTTTTAGTAAAACTTGGTGCCTTTGTTTTTTCTGTTCTATCGTAGGGTAAACCTAGTTTATCAAACACTTTTGCAATAGACCTGGCTGCCCAGATCTGTACCTCTTGTCCTGTTTCAGCATACACACCACCTAATAATCTTTTCTCTTCTTCTACCATCCTTTGTTTTTCTACAGATGCTCTATCTACATCTACCCTTACACCTAAAAATCTCATATCAACAAGAACAGGAAACAGTTTAGTTTCCATTTCAAATATGTCCTGTATGTCTTGGTGTATTATTTCTTTTTTTAATTCTTGCCACAGCTCCAGTGTGAGTTGGGCGTCACGCTCTGCGTAAGCTCCAACGTACATAGCTGGTAGCTTGTACATCTCTGCTTTAGGGTCTACGCCCCAAGACTTCGCTGCTTCGTATAATGCTGTTTCATCTTTACCTTTACCTACAAAATCTCTACCACAATTATTTAAATCATATCTAAATCTATTCTCATCTACTAATGATGCAGCTATCATTGTATCTACAATCTTACCACTTATCTTAAGTCCTAAAGCTCTTATCCAACACACGTCATACATAGCATTATGAAATATTTTCACAGCTGGTGTATTGAGTTGATCTTGAAACCATTTAAGGACCGTCTTACGATCCATATTACCACCACCTTCGTGTGCTATTGGATAGTATGCACACCAATCGTGTGTTGCTAAAGATATACCTACCACGTCACCGACACCCACAACAGAACCAGAACCCATTCTTTCGTTTAGGTTTGGATCTTTTGTTTCTAAGTCGATAGCAATCTCATTATACTTCGATAGATCAGGAAAGTCTTGTGGTCTTAGCCACTCTGTTTGTGCCTTAAATATCGTTTTCATGTTTGCATTCCCCTGCTATTGCCATGTACGCAGCTGCATCTACATACGTATCGCTAGTTGGTTGACCAAATTTAGTTCTTGCTACTTTTAATAGTGCCATCATAACAGCAGCATCGTGTGCTGTAATCTCTTTGTCTAGATATGCTGACCATAACTTTCCAATGTTTGCATGGTTTACTATTTTATCGCCATAAGTTTTTGCTCTAGGCCCAGCAATTAATTCTTTTGCCAGTTGTAACGCTTCTTCTGTTTTCATATTTTATATCCTTTATAGTTATCTTTTGGTCTAACAATGTGTAGATGTTGTTTAGCTCTTGTGGCTCCAACATAAAACAATCTATTCTCATCGTCAGGGTTTTTTTCGTAGTTGACTTGTGTGTTTCTAGATAAGTCAGTCAGGAGAACTACGTTATCCTGCTCACCGCCTTTCACTCCGTGTATTGTTGATAATGTAATACGTGGAGATGAATTTAATTTTTCACCGTTCTCTCTCATTCTTCTAATATATCTAATACTTCTACTAGGTGCTTGATCAAATGCTTCGTACCAAACCTTATCTGTTTTTAACCAAGTTCTTTCTCTTAGTCCAGACATGTCATAGTTTGCATCCTTGTTCATATATTTCAAAGCTTGTTTTTCAAAATGATTGTTTGACATGTATGATGCTATTCTCTCTACTTGATCGTAATTTATATACACACCTTTACGCACATTCTCCCAATCTGTTACAGCTCTGTACAAGTCTTGTTCTTTATTAGTTTTATATTTGTTCTCGTAATACAACCCTTGCGCGTATAGCTGTTCTTCTAATTCATTTAACATAAATCTAGTTCTAGCAAGAACTAACCAATTACCTTGTTTCATGTTAATGTGTTTGAACTCGTCATAATATGAAAGTAAACCTCTTTGCGTTTTTGGTCTCCACTCTTTTGGTAATCTATGTTGTATTCTGTTTACTATCTTTGATGCAATATCATGAACAACCTGCGGTATTCGGTATGACTGTGTCAACTGCACTATCTTTCCTGTCTGTGATATAAAACTATCAACGTCTGCACCAGCCCATCTAAATATAGCTTGGTCATCATCACCTGCAATAAAAGTATCCTGTGTTTTGTCCCATATAGATCTTGCCATAGCCCACTGTGATCTAGATAAATCTTGTGCTTCATCTATAAAAACTACATCAAACCGTGGTGATCTATCTGACTTAACAAACTCTGTAATCATATCTGTAAAATCAATTAAATTATAATCTTTCTTGTATTGTTTTAAATCATGATCAAATTGTTTTAATGTTTTAATATCTACTAACTGTGTATGTTCTTGTTTATTAAATTGTTCTTCTGGTGTGATACCACGTAGTTTAGCTAATTGTATGATACGTAGTATATCACTCTTAGTTGTAAATAATCCTGTGTGTTCATTTTCATACTCATGATAATCTACAATTAGATTTGCTTTCTTACCTAGATCTTCGTAGTGTCTACGTTGCATGACCTCATCTTTACGTATACCAAGTCTTCTAAATGCCAGTGAATGTAGTGTTCTAAAGTATGGTAGATCACCTTCTCCAAGATTAAACTTAGACATGGCTCTATCTCTCGCTTCGTATGCAGCCTTTTGTGTAAAAGAAAAATAACCGATCTTATCAGGATCGGTTTGTTTTAAATACTTGTCTACCTCATTAAGTAGTGTAGTGGTCTTGCCTGTGCCAGGTGGACCCAATACAATAGTTTTCAAAATGCATCCTCCTGTTTAAATACTCTATCTTTTGGTTTAAATGTTTCTTTCTCAAATTCTGGTAATCTAATCACACTTATTTTTTTCTTTGGTAATGACACTCTGTAATCTGTATCATAACCGCAATGTTCTCTCAATATATACAAAGTAAATTGAGGTTTCTCCGCCCACTTGTGTCTTGCTAGAAACTGATAAAAGAAATTACTAAATATAAAATGATGGTGTCCTTTGTTATTCCAAACGTTACCTGCTTCTAAATCTTCTCTTGTTGCACCCGATGTTGCTCTACCTAAACAATAGTTTTCTACATGTTGTTTAAGCTGTTCAATCATACTAGATCCAGCAGGAGCTTCTACCTCTTCCTTGTTCATCATCAAAAGATTTATCATTTCATCAAAGTCTTTTGGTTTTATCTTCGGTGGCTTTGTATAAATCTGATTCATACATGCTCGTATAAAAAGTCTTTGTTCTTGCAAATCTTCTGCTTTTAATTCTATTCTTTCACCGTCCACATTAAGTCTATATATTGGTGGCTCTGTTTTTACAACCTGTAAATCATTTAGTGGTGGAAACATAGATTGAGTTCCTATACCAAATTTTCTAGTCTTGCATAATTGTTTATCGCAGTGATTGCACATAGGTTCTTCTGTGCATTTAAAACCATAATCTTTATTGTCTTTTCTAAATTTTGTTATCTCGTCATGTCTGTATGGCTTTACAAAGTGCTTGTAATTAAATTCATCTAGTTTATCTGCCCATGACTCTGGCCATTTCTTTTTAGCGTAAACCCTAAACTGAAACATAACTCTATCTCTACCATCGTCTAGTTTCTCTTTTGTTAAAGATTCTAGACAAGGTGGTCCATCGTCATATTCAGACTTTGGTCTTTTAATAATTAAATTTTGTAACTGTTCTGGAGTTATTTCTATAATGTTTTGTAAAAAATCCGAAAGTGTAACAGCTTCACCAGAAGAGTTGAAGCAATATCTTACAGTATTTTTGTGATTAAAGTATGGTAAGTTAAGAAAATTTCCTGTATCATCTTTGGATTTTAATTCAATTTGTTTTGGAAAAACTTCCGCACCACCATAACCCAACACAGCACTAATAGATATTAATCTATCTCTCATTAATTTTGCAGGTACAAAATCTTTTGTAAATAAAAATACGTGTGCACCACCTGATTTAGAATTAAATACCATCAGTGGTAAGTCCATAGACTTTATCTTGTTAATTAATTTTTTGTGGTTGAATTCTGCATACACATCTATATCTATACAACCCCATCTACATTCGTTGTTTTCATTAATGGGTATAATACCCAAACTAGGTTCAATACCATTTAAGTGATCGTCCCAATGTTTGTCTGTTACTGTTTCTGTTTTAACAAACGACTTACCTTTAACTTTAAGTCCATCGGCACCCTTCTTGTCCACATAGGTACAACCATGCGCTCGCTCTAATCCTGTAAATATCTGTCTAAATCTTTCCATAATTATTTTTTCGGGGGTGGGTCCAGTCTCCCTTCACCACCCCTTTCTTCCGGCACGGAAGTCTTTAGTATGGTGAATCGGATTTGGATTCTTGCTCTCCGTGTTTTACCTTAACATCACCCTTTGAAACGTTTGCTCCAAAGTCTTTTGCTATTTTGTAAATACCCGAATCGCTTATTGGTCCAACTCTAGATACATCCCAACCAAACCATGTGCCTTTGTCATTAGACTGTTGCACAGTTTTTAGTTTATAAATGTGGCTATATGTTGGCGGTGTAAACATACCGTTCTTACCTTGCATTTTCAAACCCATCATCATTGAGTTCCATTTTCTACTCACTTTTAATTGCGTAGCTTTCATAGATATCAATGCTGTTGTTGGGTTATCACCAAGTATAACTACGAAATGACTAGCTGTGTTTTCAAGATAGTTACCATTTGCTAATCTATCTTTATTAAACTTGTCTCTCGTACTTGACGGTAGGTCATCCCCAGCTTCATATATTTTTACTGGAGCACCTTGGCTTTCGCCTCTATCTTGCCATTCAATGTACTGTCTTTTGTAGTGCACTGGAACGACATCTATCCCTTTTACGCCATCATAAATCTCGTTTGTTACGGTATTTATAATCATGCCGGGTTCTGCCTTCTCGACATATTTAGCATCTCGCTTATTGCATTCAGGTGATAGTTGGCCAAGAACTTTTAAGAACGGCAACGCAAGATCTTCTTGCGTCATGTTCAAACCTTGACCTGCATCAGCTTCAAAATTAACTGCAGCTACT